GATTTGAAGTCCATTTTAGATTTCCTAAAGGTTGATATTATATTTATCTTTTGACCAAAGAGCCACCGGTCAACAAGTTGGCTCCTTTCAGATCTAATGCGTTTTTTGCTGTACCGTCCTTGTTTTTAGGAGTTTTCGCTTTTTTATTAGGATAAACTACGCCCACAGAAACACTTCCAGCGGATGTTGATTCTGCTGTGGCGGTTTCGAATATTTCACGTATTTTCATCATTAATTATTTATTCCGCCCTGATTTCATATTAGCACACCAGTGATACATTTTAGCCCGTTCCCCAGAACTATTCTTAGCACGTTTGCGTAAATCTGTCACGCTACCATTACAACTGGCACCTGCACGTTTTACACGACCTGGCCGACTCTTTCCTTTGCGTTTACCGTCTGCAAAATTTTCAGTTATGAATTCGTGAGCTTTCATATTTTAGCCAATTTAAATTGTTTAAAATTTTGGAATTCGCGTTCTCTACGATCCAGCGCAGACGACCCCCCTTGAACCGCTTTGGTAACTGCAGCAGTATCTCTAAAATCGTTTACCTGTGGTCTAACGTGGGTTTTCCAATACCATACGCTGGCTCTGGCCGCGACTTCAGGCTCTCTGGCCACTAGATCGGGATCTTTGGCTAGATCGAGGCCGAGATCTCTGCCGGCTCTGGTATAATTGTCTCTGCCAGTCAATTGTATAAATCCTCTACCTCGATATCTCCAGCCGTCTCCGGGTTTGGTATTGCCTAGTATCTTAGCACCTTGTCGGTTGAATTTTAGATCGTACATCCTTTCGATCCTTTCTTTGTTGCCGACTTCTCTCATGTGTTTGAATCTTCCAGTCTCTACAGAAGTCTGGGCTAGGAAAGCCGCCAGTTCGATAGGATCTGTGATTCCGGACGACCGAGCGGTTCGAGTTAGCAATGCTTCAAAAGGTTTTCCGGTTAGAGTTTTGTTGGTGTCTATTTTCTTTTCGGATTTCTTTTCATCTTTCTTTTCTACAGATTTTTTACTATCAATAGATTTTTTTTCTTTAGAAGGAATTTCAACTGTATCTATCTTAGGAACTTTTATAACCTGATCGGGTTTGATAGTAAAATCTTTATCTAATTTGTTTAATTTTTGAATGACTTCCGGGGTAGTATCAAATGCTTTGGCTATAGAATACACAGTTTGTCCCGGTGATACGACAACTCGTTCTACATTAGTTTTAGCATCAGCAGGGCTGCCCATGGCTACACCGGTACCTAACGCCAATCCAGCCAGTGTATCTCGCCATCCTTCGTCGGTTTGGAATTCTCGTCCCTGTAGTTTTACACCCGTGATACCCTGTATCAATGCCCAGGCTCGGCTGTAGTCTTTGCGTTGTATCAACACTTTCAACAGATCTTTTTCTTTAGGACCTGCTATCCTAAAGAATTTAGTTATCTCCATGGCTCCGACGTTGCCGGGATAGCTGGCTTCACCTACTCCGCCATCACCGCCTCCGCCGTCTCCACTATAACCTGCGTAGTAGCCATAACCGCCGTAGGGTCCTGGACCATAGGCAGCCCACCGTGGTCTACGCTTGCGGCGTTTCTTCTCGATGACGAATTCTCGGGCTCTCACTGCTTACACTCCCCAGCGATTGCGTTTGGCCCGTGCCACAGGACTGTGATGACCGGTGTCTTTTGGTTCTTTACTGCCTTGGTTGCCTGCAACGTGTCCACGATCGCCGGTTTTCTTCATGGCTTTCTTCAGCATGTCATCTTCTTCTTTGGTATAGGCCGACATCATGGCCATCTGGCTGGTAGGGTTTTCCATAGGTTCTGCATCATGATTGGCCACGGCCATGCTGAACCTGTAGGTCCTGTAAGGATTGTTCGCAGGCATAGTAGGAAACACATAGGTCAAGGTCAGAGGATCGCTCTGGATTGGATCGAAACCAGAGGCCACATCTCCCTGTGTATTTCTTGCTTCTTTGATGAATTCTCGGGCTCTCATATAGAAAAACTACTCCCACATCCGCAGGTAGTTTCAGCATTTGGATTTTTTATGGTAAACTGACTACCCATTAGTTCTTCTTTATAATCTATTGTCGCTCCGGTCATGTATTGCATACTCATAGAATCAATAACACACTTATATTTTTCATCTAGAGAAAATTCAAAATCATCTTCATTAACTTCTTCATCAAAAGTAAATCCATAACTGAAACCGCTACATCCACCTCCCTGCACAAAGGTGCGGAGAAATAACTTGGGATTGTTTTCGTCAATCAACAGATCTATGATCTTTATTTTTGCTGCTTCAGTTATCTCAACCATTTTTTATCTCCTACTGGACGTTCCCCGGTCATGTAAGGCAAACTAAACCATAGTTGGAACCATTCAGGAGTTCCTGGTTTTATATTGTTTTTTTTCTGTATTTCGCCCTTTTCATTACCAGTTATGCTGATATTACTACCATCGTTGGGATTTACAGGATCGTATTTTACATATCCTTTAAATTCATTGATACCAGCCAACCTTTTTAATTCTGCGATTTCCATCATTGATCCGAGGGATTTTTAGTTATCAGGACTTTACCTTGCAACTCCGGCTTGTTCTTCAGTATGGCTAGGGCATAATTGTTAGCACCTTTTTTCCAGTCGAACACTTTGGCTTCGCCCTTCTGCTTGTAGATCTTACCATTGATACGGATATACCACGGGCCTTTATCCTTATCCATCTGTTGTTGGCGCATCTTGCGTTCAAAGTCCGGATCGTCTTCATGTCCTAGTTCATGCTGTAATTCTTTACGCTTGAATTCTCTGTGGCTCATACCGCCCCAGTCGTCTTGTGCTTCTTTCATACTCATCATTTTATCATTTACTGCTTTTATGATAGGTGCCAATAGTTGGCGTACTTCTCTAGGATCCATTACCTCGGTCAATGGCCACTCTACTTCACGCTCCAAAGTCTGTAGAACATCTTCCAGTATCTCTCTAGGTTCGCCCCAGTCGCTGCCTTCTCGGACACCTTCCTTCTCTCCAGAATCTAGTTGTTTCTTGAGAGATTTCTGTAGTAAGTGCATATACTTTCGTATAATATATTCTGCTTTTCTACCAGCCATCTCACCGTGAGTTCTTAAGATTTCTCCATGTAGAGGATCGATTTTATTGCCAATGAACTGACCCACGCCACCGGCGATCGTACCACCAATACCTTCATCCATATCACTGTGTAGATTTTTTAATATGCTGTTATAGATCTCAAGTTTTTCTTCGTAATTGCTTGACATCCACTCTCGACCGAACTCGTGATCTGGACGCATACCGTAGGTATCCTTGTATAGATCGCTGATGACCTTGTCTAGATACTGCTCATCTGGTTCGTCGCCTTCTGAGACATCTGGCTTTTTAGGTTTGGCTTTTTTAGCAGAACTCTGTGCTTTTTCAATCGCGGCCATACCTTGAAATTGAGCTTTGTGTTGGTTCAATAGTTTGTCAAGTTCTTTATCTGGATCATAGTATCGACCGGTTTTGCGATCTACAGCGATTTTACTGCCTTCCCGGACACCTTTGCCTTTGTGCTTCTCGTAGCCCTGTTTCTGCGCTTTCTTCTTGTCGCGATGTGCACCAGCGCCTGCGGTCTGTTGATTCTTGGCTACAAAGTTTCTAGGTTTGCTTGCGGGTATAAAATCTTTGGCTTTCATACTGTTATTTCTCTCGATCGAATGCCACCCTTCTTCCTGACTTTGCCCAGTTCTTCCAAGGCATGTCTTATCTGTTCCATGTTCATCTTCAGTTCTTCGAATTGACGAGCCATCATCTGCCATTCACTGGCGCTTGCACCGTCTACTCTCGAAGATAGATCTTTTAATTGTCCGGCCGCTCTTGCCATGCGATATTTCAGTTTTCCGGGATTGGCTCGATCGTGTCCGTAGATCATAGGATCCATTGGATCGCTAGGATCCATCTCTATAGGCGCTTCATGTATGCTTTCTAATCCACCCATGCCTGAGATAGTCAACCTCTCATACTTGCCTGTTCCCGGTTTACTGCGTTCTATCTTGGCCTGCCAATCTTTTATACCTCGATCCGCCAAGAATTTTTTTAAAAATCTTTCTGCTTCTTTGACATCGTCAAACCCTTTAGGAGTGAGATCTAATCTCCTCGCTTCACCGTCGATGACTACAGTAGCTATGATAGGTTCTTTGGCAGTATCCGGTACACGATCTGCTGCACCAGCAGCACCGCTGAGTCCCATCATGCCGGCCATGCCCGCAGCGGCCAATTTCTTCCGCCAGTCTTCTTCTAAATCGCCTTCCGAGACACCTTCGTCTATGTCTAATGGCTCATCACCAACTGTAGGTTTGTATTCGCTCGGTTCTTCACCTCTTATAGCCTTGTAGGCAGCATCTAAGATCTCCATTTTAGTAGGATGATCTAAACCCTTATACCATGATTTTTCCTGTAGTTGATCAAACACATCCTTTCTTTCTGCGTTTTCAAAGTTCTCATCGTAATCAGTATAGGTAAATGATGCTCTCCGACCTTCGATATCTAAAGTTAATATGATTTGATCGAGATCGTAGTCTTGATCTACCACACGGATGCCTTCCGCCACACCTTGTCCTGATTGTTTTTGTTTTAACTGTCCAGATGATGCTGCTTTGTTTATTGCGTCCTGCTGCCATGCTCCCGCAGAGGCCAACGGCCTAACTGTTGTGATATTAGGAATGACTCTTGGATCTGCTACCGATATTTGTACGGAACCTGGCATAGGTTGCCTGTTTAACATCGGTCTATATTGTATCTGAACAAAACTACCGTCATTTAATTTCACGAATTCTGTAGTTAGTTCGAGCAGTTCGGCGAGGATTTGTTCCTTTATCCTGCGTATCGATTCGCCTACCTTGATGTTGCGTTTCGCTAACTCTTTCTGCAGGGCCTGTAGTTTATTAGGCTCTCTGGCGATGATGTTGCGTATCTCTCCCGCAGCCTTCTTGTCAATACTCTTGAGTATCTGGTTTACTATGTCTTCGGCAGCAGCGTTCTGACGGCCTACCACATTGTCTTTGGGTTGTTTAGGTGCGGGAGAGAAGTCATCATCATCTTCTTCATCGTTTACTTCTTTTTCTACACGACCTAGATAATCTTCGTAGTCTTTCTGTCGCTTGAACCAGTTAGCACCAAATCTCTTGAGATCGTCGTTGCCCATTTTCTCGCCCACGTCGTTTAATATTCTCGGCAGGCTGCGTCCGATGATGTTAAAACTGACATGACCTTTGTCGTCCTTCTCTATGTTGAGAAAGTCTTGTATCTTCGCTGCGGCCTTGGGATTTTTCTGTAGCAGTGTGCGTAGATCGTTTTCCATCTTGTTCCAAAAGAATGTGTCATACCAACGTTTACCTACACCTGCGGCATTCCTGTGGAATCCTTTGAGCGTGCCGTTGTTATAGACCCACTTCTCCGCCATGGTCTTGAGATCGCCATAGGTCTTTGCGACACTATCACCTGTAGCAACGATATTCTTTATCGCTGAATCTATAGAAACGGATTCTGCGATTTTGTATGATTCTGATATGCCCATACCTTTACGAACAGCCGCATATAACTTTTCGCTTAGTTCACCGGCCCCTGTGGCTTCTTTAAACGATTCCAAGTCGCCATTAGCTGCCGCCGCTCTGGCACCACTAGCTGAAACACCTGCAACACCTTCAGCACCGTCTTCTCTCTCACCGCTGCTGGCAAAATCTAGCACTTCGAATTTGTAATAACCGTGGCTCTTACCTTCTACTCCATTATATGCTTCCAGTAGTTTTTTCATATCGTCTAGACGATCACTACCTGCGACAAATGTCGCAGCAGTATATCCCTGATCATAGAGATAACTGGCCACCTTGACCACGGTGTTTAGGCTAGAATTTTCTACCACATCCTGGGCATATTCTGGAAACATGGCCTTGATGAATTTGATCTTGGTAGAATAATCTAGAGGATTCTTTTTGGCATCTTGGCTCTGGCTAACGAATATCTTTATTTCCCCGCCCTGAGATTTCATAGTATCTAGGACCTGTTTGTGACCTATGGTAGGAGGATTCATTCTACCGAAACAGAATGTAACATGCTTGACTGAATCTTCGAATAATTCTGATAATAACATTAATTATAATCGCCTTTTTTCAAAAAGTTTTCTTGTTCTGAAGCGATATATTTGGCTAGTTCGATAATCTTTTCTTTTGTAAATTTTTCTTCCGGTTGCTCGATTTCAAATTTTTTGCAATAGGCTTCTTTGCATTTACTCAACGGTCTGATGTACAGTTTGTATGCATTAGGATTTCCTTGATGCTCCTTGTGCTTTTTTATAGCAGGAAAGAAAAATTGATTGAGCATCTTATCGTCATTGTCGATAAAAAATTTAAGATCTTCTAACCAATCAATATCTTGTTGATCGTCTTTAGGAGCCCCAATGGGACTAAACATTTCTAATAATTTCATATTACCAAGACCTGCATGACCAATAACGTGCTTTCCAACGTGGACCAGGATTTTTACAGTTATGACGGGCACGGAATGATTTCCTACGAGCGGGGTTGGATTTCTTGATGCGCATCTTCTTGTCGCCGAAGTTTACCTTGACAATATTACCATTTGGTTTGCGTACATAAACTTTTGATTTCTTTACATCACCGGCCATTTTCTTACCTAGAGGAACCTCTCTACCTTGATATTTGGCTTCGTCCATGCCTTCTTCTATACTTTCACCACCTACTAGTTTTCCTTTAGGATAACCTGCAGGATCTTTGCCTTTCAACTGTCCTGCAGGACCTTCTTTTTGTCCTACCTTAGCACCAGCAAAAGGATATTTTGCTTCTTCGATATCTGTATCTTCTTTTTTGTATTTGTCTTTGATGCGCCCTAGTTCTTCTTCAGAAGCACCTTTTCGACCTGCTTGTGCTAATGCTGCCATGCCATCTTTGCCGTATTTCTTTTTGCCTGTGTAATATTGTAGACCGCTTTCATCTACATCATTATCTTCACCTACCTTGACGCAGTTGTCTACACGTTTGCCACCTTTCATTTTGGTGCCCATGCGCTTGTAGCCTTTCCAGCAGACTTTGCCGTCAACACCTTTTTGTTTTTCTTCGTTGACTAACTCACCTTCTAGAAACAGCAGCCCCTCGGATTCCAACACAGCTAGGGCCTGTTCATCTAGATCGATAACGATTCCATCTTCTACGAAACCCACGATTTCTGTGGCTATTTCGAGATCTTTGGAAAAACTGATACCGAAATCGTCACCTACTTCGAAAACGGTGTCTTCTTTGACGTTTTTAGTTTTGGCTTCTTTGTCTAGATCTAATCTTCGCTGTTGTATGGCACTTTTATCGGTCTGTCCATCCCGTTCTAGATCGTCAAGTGCTTTGCTCTTTGCAGCATAGTCTGCTTTAGGATCTTTAGGATTCAGTGCTGTTTCGTTGATTATGGCGTCTAATTTTGATAAAAGGTCTCTCATAGTATCTCCCGCGAGGTGATACTATATTTATCGTGAATATTTTTTTAGTAACTAAACCTAAGATCTACTATGATACCGTTCTCTAAGTGGTATGCTGCACGGATCCAAAGGAAATTGCCAGTAAAATTACGGGAGACTGTGAAATTTAATCCATCTGCTCCGCCTATCTCAGAACTATCTCCACCTATTTCTGTGTTATCGATATCAAACCAATCACTGTCCCCCGGATACAGATTTAGAGTACCTTGTATTTTTATGGTCCCGGAAAAACTGTTCACGGTATAAATCGCTGTATGCAGCCCATCACTGATTTTGTGATAACCAGCGGCCTTTTTTTTGCTTCCATAAGAAAAGATTCCGGGAGTTGATTCTGTGCTTATGTTTGACAATAATACTGTGTTTTCGATGGGCATCTCTTATTTATCGGATAATATATATTCATATATCCTTCCTAGAACTTCTGAATTTCTCATGTGTAAAAACAGCAGCGTTTTATGATCTTCTACTAAAATATATCTAGGATCCCAATTCCAATCAGTGACAATGAACCATTTTTTGACCGCTTGAGATATTAGAACGCTATTTTGAGTTTCTAACCAATCGATATAATTTTTTTTGGCCGATTTATCACCATGCATATTGTGCGGTTTGAGATAGATGCGATATCTGTAACGATCGTGAGGTAATTTTTTGCAAAGTATGTGATGAGTATCCTCGTATTCATCCTTTCTAGAAATGTCTGGTTCGCTGACCAAACACAATATGTGTCGGAATCTGTTAACAAGATAATTGTGAATTTTTGGATCATTCGTATAGAGATCTATATTATCTCTTTCGATCCTTTTGTACCAATCATTTGCGCTTAAAGATTTGAGATACTGACACAAATTAGTCATATCTTCTTTGTTAGCAAAGGCTTTTTTATAATAATGATATCTAGTATGGTCATCTGAGAAACATTTATTCAATAACTCGATGGCACCATCTAATGAATTCGCACGGAGAATAGCCACACCGGGAATCTTTAGTGCGGCCTTATACAACCATTTTCCGTAGAACTTCTTTTTAGTGATACTATGTTTGTGCATCTTCGATTTTTTCTTCCATCACTAAAGGAGATCCTCTCTTTAATAATTTTTTCTGTTGTTTTGTTAACGGTTTCGCCCGTTCAGTGACGGTAAAAGTGATTTCTTCTCCAGATAGTTGGATGTGTATATTTCCGCCGTCGACGAGATCGCCAAACAGAACCCTTCTACTCAACGGTGATTTTATTTTATTATCGATCAATCTGGCTAACGGTCTGGCTCCCATTTTTCGATCATATCCGTTTTTTGCCAACCATTTAACAGAATTATCATCTGCTACTATTTCAATATTCTTGTCTCTAAGTTGGAAGTTTAAATCGTTGATAAATTTATGTACGATTTTTTCTACAGTTTCGATGTTTAATCTACCAAATTTCACTACTGCATCTAGTCGATTGCGAAATTCCGGAGCAAAAAACTTTTTAATAGCTTTATCATCTTCTCCTTCGCGCTCAAGTTCGCCGAACCCGATGGTGTTGTTTTCGTTGTCCCGGGCACCTAAGTTGCTGGTCATGATAAGGATACAGTTGCGACCATCGGCCTGTTTGCCATTCGATCCTGTGACGAAACCGTTATCCATAAACTGCAGCAAGATGTTAGAAACATCAGGATGGCTTTTTTCGATTTCATCTAGCAGCAACACACAATTGGGATATTCTTGTAATTTAGTGATCAGTTGACCGGAATTATCTTCGTATCCTACATAGCCCGGTGGAGCACCGATCAGACGAGCCACCGAGTGTTTTTCTTGGTACTCGCTCATGTCGAATCGAACTAATTGCATTCCCATCTTTTCTGCTAATTGTTTGGCAGTTTCAGTTTTTCCACAGCCAGTAGGTCCTAGGAATAGAAAACTTCCAACAGGTTTGTTAGGTGATTTCATTCCTGCTTGGCTGACGAATATTTTATCTAGCAGTGTATCAATAGCTCCATCTTGACCCAAAACTGATGATTTCATATTTCCTTCTAGATCAGAAAGATTTTTGCTTTCTTTCTGAGCAACAATCTCTAATGGCATGTTGATCATCTTACTGAGTTCGTAGGTAACCTGTTCTATATCTACGATCTGTTCTACACCTTCCATATTTTCGTCATCTTTAAGTTTATATCGAGCCGCTGCGCAGTCTAAGATATCTATGGCTTTATCTGGCAGTTTTTTATCTGACATGTATTTCATAGAAAGTTTCACAGCCTGATCTATAGCAGCATCGGTAATTTTTACTTCATGATGTTTTTCATAATACTTTTTCAATCCTTTTAAGATTTTAATAGTTAGTTCTTCATTGGGTTCATCGATGGTCACACGCTGGAAACGACGCATCAAAGCACGGTCTTTTTCAAAGTGCTTTCGATATTCTTCCCAGGTAGTGGACGCTATGATTTTCATAGACTTTTTGGTCAATATGGGTTTTAGCATATTGCTCATATCGTTGCTTGATTGATTAGCGGCCCCTGCACCCTGCATCATGTGTGCTTCGTCGATGAATAAAATGATCTTACCTTTTTTTTCTAGTGCGGTGAATACGGCTTTGATTCGTTCTTCAAAGTCACCACGATACTTTGACCCGGCTAATAATGCTGATATATCTAAAGTATAGACTGTATGGTCTTTGATAAATTTAGGAACCTTGTCCTCGAAAATCTTTCGAGCCAACCCCTCTGCGATCGCAGTCTTGCCTACTCCGGGTTCTCCTACCATTAACACATTGCATTTATTTCTACGTGCTAGAATCAGTTGGATTTTTTCTAATTCTTCGTCTCGTCCTATCACCGGATCAATCTTACGTTGTTTAGCCTGTAAGGTTAGGTTCGTGCAGAATTGATTTAGAATTCTTTCTATCTGATTGTTCGTGGTCGCTGGAATACTTTCTTGTTCTTCTTCTATGATAACATTTTCTTGGAAATATTTCACAAATTTTTCTTTAGTCAGACCGCCTTTGTTTAGAAAATAATAACCAAAACTGTTTTTTTCAGCCAGTACACTGATAATAACGTCTGCGATCTCCATGCGTTGCCTGCCGCTGAACAAAACCTGTGTAAAACATCGATTCAACACACGTTCAACACTAGTGGTTTTTTTAGGTTTCTTTACCTGAGATTGTGAGATGATTTCTTTGAGGTTATTTTTTAGATAATGATCTAGATTGGTCTTAATAAAATTAGCATCGGCCCCAAAGTTAGAAATCATGTCATACGATTCTTGATCACTCATGATGCTATAGACTAGATGTTCTATAGTGATGTACTCATGATTTAACTGCTTGGCTATTTCAACGGCGGTATTAAAGATATTATGCAGGTGCTGGCTGGGCTCTATCATTATTTTTGTTTCCTTAGTTTTTGTATTGCTAATTTTAACTTCAAGGGACTAACGATGTCAACGAAACATATACCATTGAGATGATCAAATTCATGCTGAAAGCATCTAGAAATTAATCCGTCCATTTCTGCTTCTATGATGTCTCCTCGACTGTTCTGGTACTCCACTATTATTTTTTTTGGCCTTTTTACGTTCAACCAAAGTCCAGGGAAACTCAGACATCCTTCTTTGAAGATTTCTTTTTCTTGATCTGTGCTGATTATTTTTGGATTGAAAACTGCGAAGGGTTTAGGAAATCCCGGAATATTATCGCTGCCCATTACAAAAATTTGTTTAGCAATACCTATTTGATTAGCGGCTAAACCTATACCCATATGTTTCTGCATAAAATAACATAGATCAGATTCTAATTTTTCAGAATCACCGTCTCGAGAAAAATCCCAAGAAGTGCTTACTTGTTGAAGGCTTTGATGCGGTCCTAGTTTATAATCCATTTTTCAATTGTTCTACGAGATCTTTCTGTTTAGTTGATGTAATTTTTGGTATTTTAATTTTTATTTTTACTAAAAGATTACCTCTTAACTTGCTACGCATATTTGGCAATCCTTCGTTTCTGCAACTTAATACTGTTTCGGGCTGGCTACCTGCCGGTACAGCGATTTCTAATGACTTGTTGTCTAGTGTAGAAATATCTATTTTTGTTCCTAACATGGCATCCCATGCTGAGATGAATTTTTCTAGTATTAGGTTATCGCCTTCTCGTCGAAACATTCCGTGCGGCATGATTCTAACATTAACTATTAAATCTCCGGGAGGTATGTTAGAAATGCTATTATCTCCCATTCCTTGATATCTTATCTGTTGTCCTTCTTCTATTCCAGACGGTATCACGATATTAATAATCTTTTTCCTTCCTCCAGGTATGGCTATTTCTGCATCTAGATTTTTACCTTGTAAGACATCTTCTAATGTAAGATCCACCATGAGGCTGATAGTTTTGTTTCTTTGAACATGTCTGTGTCCGAATCCACCAAATCCGAATCCACCAAATATATCATCAAAATTGTTAGCATTGAAATGAAACTCGAAAGGACCGTTTTGTCCGAATCCATTACCTTGCGGTTGTCTCTTGGGATCTATACCCATGTCTACCATCTGTTTTTTTTGAGGATCACTTAAGATTTCATAGGCTTCCGAAATCTGTTTAAATTTTTTCTCATCTCCACCGCGATCAGGATGATGGTTCATAGCCATCTTGCGATACGCTTTTTTAATTTCGTCTTGGGTGGCGTTTCTATTAACACCTAAAGTAGAGTAATAGTCCATAGTATTTTCTATAATAAAAAAGGACTACATTAAGCAGTCCTTTTATTTACTACAGATTTACTGAGTTTAAATTATTTCTTCTCAGGAACTTTGGTACCTTCGAATTTTTCACGTACTTTGACTGTGACGCAGTTTTGCTTGGGCTTGTTGGTCTTAGGATCCATTACTGGTTTACCATCCTTGCCCTGCACATCTACGCAGACCTGTTTGGTTTCTGGTTCTGCTTTCTTTTCATGCTTGTCGGCATAAGTAGGCATGGAAACGGCTAATGCTAAACCTGCTGCGAAAATCATCTTCTTAAACATATTTTTCTCCTTATAATTCTTCATCATCTTCTAAGACAGGCATAGGTTTACCGGTGCTGCTCATCTTAGGTGCTGCGAACGATGCAGTCGGTGCCGCAGGAGTAAATGCCCCTGCGGACGGTGCTGCAGATTTATTAAAACTAAAATTAGCGCCACCGATATTGGCGTTAGCAGAAAAACCACCACCTCCTAGGCTGGGAGTTGGTATGCTAGGACTAGGGCTAGGTGATCCGCCTCTGTTGGCAGCCTTCAGTGCCTCCATCCTTGCATCCTTGTCATTGCCTGCCAGCATGATTCCTGAAAGGGTACCTGTTAAAAATGTAGCGATAGGTATGATCAGCTCAAAAAACTTTTGATCTATAGGAGCTATGGCATTCATCGGCTGTGTAACAAATATCAGCGAATAAAGCACCACAAACACGATACCCGTCAGTGTTAGTGCTAGACAGATACCTATAAAAAATTTCAGTCGAGCCATTAACTGTTCTTCTGTATATATGAACATTTCTTTTCCGTCTTTAAGATCTATTTTTTCCATTAGTTACATTCCTTTTTTCCAACCACGGCTGTTTTAACTGGGGCCGATGTTCCCGAGGGTCCTTCACCTTTAAAAATATGTTCCGGACATGTCCTTGTTACCTCGCATCTAGGTTTTTGGCATTCTGCTTTATCCCAATTGGCAGGATCCTGACAGGGATAACGGAAACGATCTCCGCTGAATGCCGCTAGACCTATAGGCAAAAGTATTAGTAATATCATCCATCTCGCTAGACTTTTGTCAGAATTCATACTCGCTCCTATTAAAACTACAACTTTATTTAACAAAAAATTCATTAAAAATCAACCTATTCACCATCCTTCTTATTTTTTGAAAATTTTTCCGATGCTGTAAACCCTAGTCCTGCTACAACTATATACATCATTGATTCAAATATAACATCCTTAACATCTAAATCCCAGAATAAATCACCAATAAATCCTGCCGAACACATGATAAATGCCAATATGGTTACCACACGTTTGCTGCTGATTCCGTCGTCCGTGCCGTCTGTAAATATGCTACGAAACCAACCCATTTCTTCTCCTACTTAGTCTGTTCCAAGACATAAGTTATCTTGTTTTGATATTTCACCATAGTGTTCTTTTTCGTATAATAGTCGCTGAACACGATACATTCTGGAGAGATTTCTTTAAAATGACACACTTCGGTTACATAGGCCTGTTGATCAAGCCAATAGGTCAGTTTCGCCCTTTTTCTAAATAATCGAGCAAACCAGCCTAGTTCTTTGATCTCGTCATTGTCTGTCATTTCTTTGCTTCTGTGTTCGCTTGCTCTTTTTTGGGCTCGTAGTATTCTTTGTATTTGATTATGATATTACGCTGTGTGTTTATCATATTGCGCAGTTCAGCAATAGTCACAGCCAATGCTTGATATCCGTCCGGTGTGAGACCGAATACTACTGGATCTGTGCCTTTTTCTTCTATTTTTTTGAATATCTCTTCTTGGTTAGCAGGAGTCATCACTACCCATTCTACAGGTTTGAGTCTCAGTGGATCGGGATGTGCTATATCTAATGGTGTCTTGTCAGCAGCCTTGGTTATGATCTCGATAGGCTTCTCACGCTTGCCTAAGAAGTCGAAACTGGCACAGCCAGAGAGACTACTGACCAGCAGCAGGCTTGTAGTTAGGGTGAGCCAACGAGGGGCATTCACGATTGATTTCACTTGGTTTGGTTGCATTTTTTTCTGCCTCTGTCAAAGGCGCTCCTGAAGCGATTTCTAAACAACGCAGTGCGTTAATAGTTCCTCTGTTAACAGCACGTTCTAAACTCGCGGGTTTAGCAGCGGCGGTTTTACCAAAGTCTCTTTTTTCACCTGCAGCATTGGTGCTGAAGCGGTCTTTGAGGTTCTCCATATCTTTGTTTTGTAACTTAATTGTGGTATTAAGTTCATTATTGAGATCCTTGATTTTTTCCTGATCAGCCTTCATCTGTGCCATGGCCTCATTCTGTAGTCGAACTCCTTCTTCGAGTTTACGACTATTTTCTTGGGCTATGGCGAGGTCGGCTTTGAGATTGATTAGGAAATAACCACCTGCAGCCACTATCAACACTATGATCAGCGTTACTATCGCTTTGATGGCACCTCCTATCCCAAACATTATTTTACTCCAAACATCTTAAGGCACTTTTCGTATTTCATAAGACGATCTTCCATGCCGATAGTACCACCATTGATACGCTTGCTCATAGTGACTATATCTCTGCTATCAGCGAATTTGTTCAGCCCATTTTGTTCCCAAAAGAAACAGGCGCTCTGCACGGCGCCTTCGAATGTCTGTAGATATTCAGGAACCTGTTCTAAAGGTGTATCGATGCTGGCAGCAAAGAACGTGTAATTGTTCTTGCCGGTTAACTGTATCAGACCACGTCCTAGATAACGGAATCCATCTCCCGAAGCCTCATCACCGTTGCCCATGCGATTGGCATAGACACGATTGGCGATCTTCTCTGGCTGTTTTTCGTACTGCTTGGCTTCATCCAGTGTTTTAAAATACTTGGGAAAAGTTTTCAGCAGACTTTCTGCTTTGTAGTTTAAATTCTCTTTTAAGAATTTGAAATAACCGCTTTCGTGTGCGCACTGTGCCAACCATGCTGCTACACGCTCCGGAGTGTTGATATCATATACGGGTAATATTTCACACATCGCGTTATACCAATAATCTGTATAGGGGTTTTTTCCTATTAATTCAGATAGGTGCTCTTTTTTAAATTCGAATGTAAAACTCATAGTTCGATCCTTTGTAATAAAATTGATTTATCGCCATTGGTGAATAGAAAGTTTTCACCTATTTTAGCGATATTATAATCTCCAAACATTTTAGTAAGCCAAAATGTTTCTCCAACAGATTTTTCGTCTAATGATATCGCCCCCTCTGCTATAGGTGTGATATCCTGATCGTCGATTATTTTAAACTTATATGATTTGTCAAAAGGTTTATAAAAAGTAATAATATCTTTTTCTAAACTAAGATCGTCCATGAGTGTCTTATTAAAAAATCTTTTATAATTTTCTACCTGTAATTTATTCATGGTACGTTCGTAGTCTACCGGAGTATTGGGAACGAACGATTTGATCGATTCTGTGGTTAATTCATGCTCTTTGTCGTTTTTGTGATACTTAAATTTATAGGAATCTATCTCTGTGAGCCTTTTGATGCCATACATTAATTCTTGTATCTGTTCTGCGAGTTTTTCTGTGCGGTCTAATTCTACGAAAACGAAATATTCACCGTTTTTGTTTTCACCGGAACTGACATCGGCATCTAACACGAAGTTGTAGCCTTTTTCTATAAACTCCATTAGATCTTTAGCCGGTGCCCGATCTTTGACTTTAAAACTTAAAACGCAGACATCTCGATCCTCACCCATCTTAGATCTATAAGTGTCGATCTCTAAAGTATTATATACCATCTCTTTGAGATCACTGGATCTCAGACCTTCATTAAGCGGCAGGTTGTTCTGCATTTGCTGGTTCCTGTGTAGGTTCTGGTTGGACATTAACAACATTGTTTTGATTGAGAATATCTTCTACTTTATTTTTATCTAGAGTTCTATATCCTCTATTGATGTCGTTCATTAATTTTTTAGGCATAATAATTTTAACCATCCAGATATCTTCTTGGTCAATTTTGCCTTTACGGGTGCCTGGACGTATATCATCTGGAGTTTTAATTTTTCTCACTTTGGCCATCTGGCTTTCTGCAAATTGTACCTTGCATCCGTAATCTAATAATCTCTGCCCGCCGATTGGTTCCGGCATCTTTTCTTTAGGCCACATAAAAGTACATTCTACAAAATAACGACTTTCTTTCGGGCCTGCTATTAATTCACCGTCGATCCAATTGTCAAAGACATAGACATCTAATTCGTCTATGACACGTTCAAAATCTTTAAGCATGTTTAGACTATTATTTGATCCGTAGATCTGCTCTATATTTTGTATAACGTCTTTAATATCAGCCATAATATCTCCCTTTGTATTTATCGACGATAGTTTATCATTACAGTTAACTTTTCAGAGACTTTGTTAAATACTTTTGTGCTCGGTACGGGCACTACGGTCCAAGGTCCGTGCCTAGCACTTAACAAGGAGGGCTAACCTTATATGAAGCGAAAAAGAGCAGTAGCACAAAAGTCTCACTCTTATCAAGAACAGCAGTCAAATGTCATTAAGTTAGTAGATAATCAACATCAAAAACGCCACAGGGTTCAGATCTACCCAAAAAACCTCAATCAAGAATCATACCTTTTAAAACTCAACGATCCGCAGAAAATGATCATTTTCGCTATCGGTCCTGCAGGTACAGGTAAGACTATGCTTGCGGTGCAATGGGCTATAGATCAACTCAAGTACGGCGATGCAAATAAGATTATTATTACTAGACCTGCTGTATCGGTGGATGAGGAACACGGGTTTCTTCCGGGAGATTTGCAACAGAAAATGGAACCTTGGACTAAACCAATCATGGATGTTTTCGCAGAAAATTATTATGCTAAAGAAATTACTAATATGATACTTGAGGGGGTGATTGAAACCAGTCCTTTAGCATACATGCGTGGAAGAACATTCAAGAACGCTGTTATCATCGCCGACGAGATGCAGAATGCTACGCCTAGCCAGATGAAGATGTTGTTAACGAGATTAGGTCAAGAATCTAAGATGGTTGTCACTGGTGACCTACAGCAGGCTGATCGTCCTAGCAATAACGGATTATTAGAGTTTTTAAATCTCTATAATAATTTTGAAAATCATAGATACGTAGATCTATGTCATTTCACTATAGGTGATATCGAACGACACGAAGCAGTTAAGGAGATCTTGTCTATATACGGCGATGATTAATCTTTAGGTAGATGGGGGATCAATCGATCTCCTATCATCCTTTTATAAAACTCGATCATATCTTCGAATGTGGCTTGAGGATTAAGCCCATTCTTGATGACTTTTTTTTCTTTGAGATCTAATATGACTTTGGCTGTTTGTATATGGCTAGTTCTATAATGCCTTTTAAATTCGGTAAGTTCGTCGAATTTTCCGTCTGGCTTTTTCACATAGCAGACTATCATGTATCTGTTATCCATCTATAGGGTTTCCTAAATTATCTACTTCTAGCCAGGTATGATCTCCCATATATTTTACTCTGAGTCGGTATTCATAATCATCCGGCGCCCCTGTACTCCACTGATCGGGACCAAGTCCTGCTAGTAATATTTTTTGTTTTCTTTTATCCCATACTAACCAATAGCATTGCCCCATCGTGACTTGGAAATGATATTCGGCAGCATGTACCATATCAGTGACGTCCAATCTGCGTTTGATAGATGCTGCTTGTTTTTGTAAAACTTCTACCAATTCCATTATCCTATTATATTCTTGCTGCGCATATAATCTAGCATGGTTGATCATTATATCTTTTTGTTTGGTTACTGGAACCAAATCAAAACTAGGAGAGCCGACATCTGTCGGGTATGGAGACACGTTCTTGTTAAAAAAAGTCACTAATCCAGTGCTTAATTCAGAGTCATAACTGTGTCTTCCCTTAGCGATATTGCTTTTTTTAGGCATTTAATTTAGACAGTCTGATCAGAGTGGCTGACAGATTGATTTCTGGATCTGCGCATATGGGATGATCTACGAGGCCTTGCTTGATGATCAATATAGCCTTATCCTGATTATCTTCACTGCCGAAGATGTCAAGATTATTGTATAACCATCTATAGATTTCGATGATTTCGTCCGCCTGTACTTTGCCGCAGAGCATTTTACGTGCTTCTGTGATTTTTCCTGCCTTGAATAGTTCGACCATATCGAATTTCCATTCTAAGGTTCCAGTATCATTTTGATTTGGTGTATGTAGTTTACTGTCTCTGCTATTTTGCTGCAACAAGTTGATACATTTTCTTAGATCTGGGTATGTTGTTTTTACGTAAGTGTCTAAAACATCTAGTTCGAAATCTATTCCTTCATTGACTAGAATAGTAGCGGCCCTGGCTGTGAATTCTACAGAATCTAATCTAGTAAAATGGAATTGTTGGCATCGGCTATGTATGGCCGGAACGATCATGCTAGGGGTGTTACAGGTAAGGATGAATCTGCTAAAATTGCTGTATTCTTCCATGACTCCTTTTAGAGCATCCTGCGCGAACGGAGTCAGTCGATCTGCCTCATCTAGCAGCACAACTTTAAAAGGACCAAACGCAATCATGCTGACAAAGTTCGTGATTTTTTCTTTCATGAGATCTAATCCACGTTCTCTGGAAGCATTGATTTCTAGCACATCATAATCTTCGATTCCAATTTCGTTAATCAGCATCTTGGCCATGGTAGTTTTTCCGATACCCGGAGCACCACTTAATAATAAATGAGGAATGCTTTTTTCTTTGATCCAAGTCTGTACTTGTTTTTTTTGTTCTTCGTCTCTCCAGACATATTCATCTAATGTTTTAGGACGATATTTTTCTACCCATAGTTCTTTCATTTAATTTCTGCCTTTTTTATAAATTTTTCTGCTTCTGTATCGATAACACGTTGCCTTAGTTCTGTAGTAGAGAATGTATGCTCTCGTTTGTTGAAATAAAATTTAATACCTTTAGTGATGCATTCCTGTCTACCAGTAAAATTTTTATGTTCGTATTCATCGCCTAATATTCTAACATCAATTGGATACGAAAGCAATATATCAATCAAATCTTTTTCTGTAGCATAGACTACGATTTCGTCTACATACTTACAAGCCTGTAGTTGTACATATCTTTCAAAAATACTTTGTACAGGTTTATTTTTTTCTTTAGGTCGATCTATTGTGGGATCAGTTTGTAAACCTACAATAAGATAATCACATTGCCCCTTAGCTTCTTTCAACATTATGATATGTCCGGCGTGAAAAAGATCAAAGGTTGAACAGGTAAAACCTACTTTCATTTTTTCACCCATAGTTCTTTCATCGTTATGCCTTTTAAATTAAATTGTTCTTTATTGTTTTCATGATACGTCTGCGCATCTTATATTGATCGAATATTTCATAGCATTTCGACAGAGATATGATGCTATTGGTGTGTCTTTTTAAGGTACCGCACATCCATTCAGGACTACGTTCTTTCATCGATAAGAATTCGCTATCGTCAAATTCGATCAATTTAATCTTATCTGCTGTGTTAAATTTTATGTATAGCAATGCATCGCCCTGTTTTATAGTTATTTTTTTAGTATCAGGCCTTATTATAAATGCGGGCTTGCCCGATGGTCTGTACCATCGTCCTATATCAAAACTGCCAGATATGCTGAAAGTATTATTAGTAAAACTATTACTGTCGTAGAACGCAGGTAATTGGGTTATGGTTAAACTTTTTTCACTGAAAAAATTGTAACAGAAAGACAGTTGGTGTATGCCAAATTTTCCTTGTGGTTCGCCTATGAACGACTGTGCGAAATCTAGTTCTTGATGATCGATTTTAAAAGAATTATTTTCGATGTATAGAGTAAGATCGACAGGACTCTTGATAACGAAAGTATTTTTTAGATCATCGATCACCGCCGGGCACTTACTGACAAGCGGACCGAAGAAATTTTTATAATCTAGATGTTTAGTGAGAGATATTGGTTCTTCAATCCGCATAGGACTCATATAGGTACTTGAGGAAAACCCTAATTTTTGCAGATCTTCCCACCCTGGATTTGACCTAGTCCAATAGACGTTCACAGTCATGGTTCGAATCCTTGGCGCAGATATGATGATTCTTTGTTAAGATATGGTTTAAGATTCGGAGGAGACCAGCCCTCTGGTTTCAGGACTTTGCCATCTTCACGTTTGCGGACTTTACCAGTCTCGGGGTCTATCTTGGAGAAATTCGTTCGCATTACTTCTTTCCATGCACCTTCGCCATCTGCGCCGAGAGAATTTATAGCACCTATAGTAACAACCAGCATATCGATCAAAGCATCTAACATTTCTACTTTGTCTTTGTTTTTGATAGCCTGGTTCAGTTCTTCGGCTTCTTCTTCGATGAGTTGAAGATACATGTTAAATTGATCGGCATTGCGCTGATCTATCGTTTGCCCGCAGGCCCGCATAAATTTTTCTTGATCCAGGAATGGATTGGTCATGGTATCTCCTTAAGACTTTAAGTGCTTAATGATACGCTTTCTCTCCTGATCTGTCAACCACTCTTTCTCCATGTCACCAAAGTCCGGAGCCATTTTAAGAGCATGATCTATAGCATTTTTGATTTGATAAAGATCTTTTTTAAATTCAAATGATGTAAATCCGTCATTGTATGAACTGGAACATTCTCTGGCCAATGCATTAATTTGATTAGCGATATCGAAAACATCCCAGTTTTTTTTCAATCCCATATTAGATACTGTCTACAATGAGTTCAGCATCTGCGCTAGGAGCGTCCTCTGACGTGGCCAGTATCGCATCAGTATCTACACGCCAGATATCTTTTTCACCGTCTCCGTCGTTGATACGGATTTTTCTAGTCCATCGGCCGTGTTCTATCAGAATCCATTGTCCGATGCTGACTTCTGTTTGTTCCGGTCCAATTTTGTATACCTGACCCCATCGTGGCCGGATACCATGAGTTTTGCCATCATCGCTGCGCAGCACGATTCCACCTTGCGTCTTTCTTTCGCCAAAATTCATTCCAGTCACAATAACATTATCGCCTAGCGCACGTATCTTGATATTTTTCACGTTATACGACGAATTCATTATTTTTTGTTTCCTCTCGTAACAACTTCTTCTTTGAATGCTCTAGGGTTATTTTTGTAATAATCCTGTAATATCTGTTCTTTGGTTCTCAGAATCTGTCCTCCGGGACCTAGTTCATCGCCCCTGGCATTGACTTTCATATTTCCTATAGCAGGCGTGAGTTCGTTTTTTAACGATAATCTGTCCATGTCTATAGGTTTGCCCTGCATGCTTGTGTAGACTCTACCCATTTTGTATCTCCTTGAAGAATTCTTCTATTGGTAATCTATATTTAACACTATCGATCCGGTGCACACCTAGTAAAAAGAGCACATAACTAGCCACGCTAGACCCGCGTCCTACGCCCCATACTATGTTATTTTTCCTCAGAGTGTCTACTATATATTTCATCGCACACAGCATCGGGATCATTTTATGATTACGAAAAAGGTGTAGTTCACTGATTAATCTATCATAGTTTTGCTCAGGACAGATGCCGATCAAAAATTCTTCGATATCCATGTCGGCATATTCATCGGGAATAAACCATTTTTCGATATCTATTTGGGCCAAAGGTATTGGATAAGGCAATCGTTCTTCGGAGATTTTATCTAGATATTGTGTTAGATATTCAGCAGAGATCGCACAATCAGACAATATGTCTGGACCGTGTATCATTACTGCTTCTGTTAAATTATTTAAATTATTTGTTGACATTGATCAGTTGATCCAAATCGCCATTAAGTTCTGTTTGTGTACGTTCACGATATCTTTTAGATAACTCGTTTTTGTATATTGTAACAAAAGTAGAGATCTGTGTCAACAGTTCTGGCTTGCCCAGACGGTATGCTTGGTAGTATTTTCTAGTTAATTCTTGGACTTTTTCTTCCAATTCATTATCTTTCAAGTCAGAAAGATTCTGTTCGAATGGATGGAACATTTTATGACGAGAACTGTCCTAGATAGTTAAGGAAAATCCTATCCGATTTATGTCGCCACACTTCTATGATAATTGGATTACCGCCACCTGCAGCCAATTCTTGGCTAGTCACGGTGAAAGGTGCAGGAAATGTGGTATTCTTTTTCAATACTGTACCACCGCTGGTACTAAATGTCAAAGTTCGTGTCGTGCCATCCCCGTATAATTCTAAAGTAAGTTTACCTACGCTCGGAGGTAACGTATTGCTGTCCGGAAAGTTAAGGAACTCAATCACAGTATCTGCACCAAAACGAAAAATCTGATACGACCCATTCTCGAAATCCACAACCAACGGAGTAATAACAGTTCCTCCGTCGAATCTTTTTTCGTAGTTGTCCTGCATGACCGCACGAGTTATGAGAGTTCTATTGAAATCATTATCTATGTCTAATCTAGCTGCGTTATCTTCTAGATCTGTGATTTCGTCTTTGGCTATTTGCAGACTGGTTTTAATCGTGTCAAAATTGTCACGGAAAACCTGCGTGTCGTTGTCTTCTCCTGCCACAGGAAAGTTTTCATTTATGCTCAAATAATTGATGTTGCTCACGGTAATTTTTCTCCACGTTGCGGAAATGCAAGATATTTATCCTCTATCTGCCCGTCTAAAATATCTATCACATATCGATCCACGGTAAAATCTATGCTTTTGAAATCGTAATTAACAGATTTTATCCTTGAAATCACAGATTCACTGAATCCCGGTCTGAGATAGCACAGTATCAAAGATTTCACGTAACCAGTTTCTACAAAGTTGTCGCTCTGGATAGATCTCATCCAGAGAGGTAAGAAAGTGCGATCACGCTCTCCTAGAGCCTTGATACGACGTCGCATGTTTTTGATACTGTTTGGAAACACACGTTGATGGTCTCTATCGCTGACTAATGGAATATCGCTGTCTATTTTTATAGCATCATAACTGACTAATACTCTGCTGTTAATATTGTCTGGTAAATGAACGACCTGACCGATGCTTTTTCCATCTTTCTCTAAATCATCTACTATGTCTACGTAAACTACTTCGTAGATAGTTTCTTGGGTCACGAGATCTTTGGCCACGGCAAATTTAAGATTTCCAAAATGTATCTGCTTCCGATAATGGTTTCGACTCATGGCCTGTACGTATTTCACAGCGTCTAGGCTTTCTATTCCAGCGTAGATCAATATACGTAATTCAGATTGTATTCCAAAGTTAGGATCACCGTATCGATATATTTCCTCGCTTCTAAAAATATCGCTGTTGGTGATAAAATCGTACCATGCTAATCTTTTTTCTTTGTTCTGGAATGCCTTGAAATAAAGATTAGCGAAAGATTTTTCTACTTGGGTATCTACGAATACCGAGAAATTTTTGATGTTTTCTGCGAAATTGGCAGTGTCTCTGGCCTTGATCGAAAAGGTGAATTTGCGATCAAATGTAGTAGATCCACTATCAAAAGATGCCGATGTGTAATCTCTAGATAGACTCGAGCTGTCTTCTAACAGATTTATGCTGTCAACTCTTTCATAAAATCTTATGATGCCCGGACCTTGATCATCTGCGAACTGTTTTACTTTTCCTTGTATGATTCCGGTGCTTAATAGTATCAATCCCGGAGGCAACGTTCCCGCAGTTAACTCATAGACTACTTTGCCGCCATAGTATAAACTACGTGCTTCTACGAACAGTGTGCTGGGCTGATTAGGCCTAATCGATCCACGATCCGAATCTGAAATCCATGATATAGCACTTTCTATTTCTCCGATGATATCTATGGTAAAAGTTTTTTCCGCAGTGGCCACGGCTTGATTCCATGTGACTCCTTCTACGGGAATGACATTTCTATTTTTTTCCAAGGCGATAAAAATAAAACCTAGATAAGTCACTGCTTCGTCGGGAAAATATTCTCTGGTGGAATTCCAATTGCCTACAAAGGTATAGGTAGTGGTCGCCAAGGATGCAGGGAAGTCTATGGCCTGCATGGTAAATTTATAAGTTTTAGTTACCGCGTTTTGATATGGAACTCGACCTGCAAGTTCTCCAGTTATAGTGTCTAACTGTAATCCGGGAGGCAAAATGCTGGGAGATCCGTCATCGGGATTAGTAGACAGCAGAAAGTAAGTTATTACCCCAGAAAGGCTAGGAGGATCATAGACATCTATAAACACGGTCACGTAATTGTCTGCTCGATACTTTCCTAGGTAACTGTCAGTGATCCATATGGGTACTCGATCGCCAGTATTGTCGGATCGGAATAGATTGGTATCGACCTGCATGATACCGTTATCTGCTTGTAGGAATTCTTCAGTGACCACCCAGATACGGAACACTCTACGGACTTCGTTGACTCCGTCAGATACTGCTACGATGAAAGTATAAAATCTACTAAGGCGTCTAGGACCTCTGCTAGGTTCTGTGTAATCGAAAGTGACATTGTCGTAGAGATAGGTATCAAAACCATTAGATCTAGCCTCTGGTTTGTCATAGTAAGTTACATCGTATCCGTTGGTATCAAACGCACCGGTAGGATCGGTAACATTTTCTAGAGCGAATATAGGATCAGTGAAGCCAGATATCATGCCATCGCGACTCAAAGAAAGTCCAGGGGGAAGATCTCCACCGTTGGGAATTAGATAATACTCTAGTGTATCACCTGCTATTAGATCCGAGTCCAATGCCGACAAGGCAAAATTTACCTGCTCATTATCGAGAACGAAATAATTATCTCCGTTACCAACCTTTAGAAATCCCTGTTCAGTCAGCCATCGAGGTACGTCGGATCCATCTACACTTATGCTAAAGGTTCGGTCTTCTATATCTGCACCATCGTTGGCTCTAATGACGAATCTGCTGGTAGTGAATCGTCGGACTTCTGTGGCGCTGCCTTTTATCGTTCCGGTGCTCGATTCTAATCTAAGTCCTCTAGGTAAATTACCTGCTATTAAAGAGTAACTAATCGATCCTTCTTCGGATGTAGCCTGTATAATGATGTTTAAGATCTGTCGCTCAGTGACTGTGCCTAGGTCGCCTGCCGGAGTAATCCACGTAACTGCCACGACTGTCTCCTTAGATAGGCCCTAGATCAATTTCTAATCCAGAGGGTGTCGTTATGGTTCCAAAATCGATATTAGTCGCCGATGACAAAAATTGCACTACACTAGTATATGGCGGATTGATAGGTCCAAAATCGTATACTGTCAAAATTTGATTAAGGTCTAGCAGAGTATCGACTGTTATTATGCTGCCCGATGCTGTAACAGCCACATCGTTGCCACCTTGTATAGTTATGTTGGTATGATTGCTGGCTGCGATGGTTCCGGACTGGGTGGTTATGTTTTCAAAGGAATCTGTCTGTGTATTATTGATTACGATACGATTGTCAAATGCATCCAGAGTGATTTTCGTACCGCCTACGATATTTTTAAATTGTAATTCGGTTCCTATCTTTTGTGCGAAGATACCCTCTCCAGAAATACCTATGTTTTTAGCGGTAACAGTTAAACTAGCATTTAATTCAGTGAAATTAGCATTTACCTTTTGGAATGCGGTGCGTAGGTCATCGCCTAAGCCGTCGTTGACTATATTTCCGATATTAATAGTTTGAATACCTGATACATTGCCAGTGACAACTATGGTATTACCCATGTTGTTGCCGTGCGTGACACAGTAGTATCTTAAACTGGCAGGAGCGTTGGCTGCAACAGTAAACACAGTTTGTGCACCTGTCTGACCAGGAACCCCTGTACTGACCACTCCTACAGTATAGGCAGCGCCGGTATCATCTTTAAACGCAATTGGATGATTGGTGTTGGATGCTGCACTTTGAATAAATGTGTATACTCCACCACGAACCAAATTAAGCACAGGCTTGTTTTGACCGTCAACCTGATATATAGCTCCGGCACCTTCGGGATTTGGTACGGAAGTAATGATAAATGTTTGTATGGCCATATCGCGCTCTCTCTTAAATATTTACCTTAATCTAATACTACAAATTCACCTGTGGTGGGATCAAAATAAACCTGTTTCAATCCAGCGGTGCTTGACACACGCCTAAGATTTTTAGCAAAGACCTCCATCCCCACATCTAGTTGACTAGTCAAAATAGTTTTTTGATTTAATGTAATACTGCTACTGTCTGTTGTGCTTATAGTGCTGCCGATAAATTCAATAGTCCCTAAATTAAGCCCTCCGCTATCCAAACCTAATGTAATGTATAATTCTGTAAAATTAGCATTTACTTTTTGGAAAGCAGCTCTAAGGCTGTCACCTTTTCGGTCATTTGCGGTTGTTCCAACATTAATCGTTTGTTTCGCCATATCGCGCTCCGTTAAATTGTTCTTCGAATTCTAGGTCTAGGCCACACCGCGCCGCTAGTTGGTCTAGTCTTGAAATTAATTTTAGGAAATATATTTCCGGTTGTCTGTCTTTCTTTATAGTAAAACAAAAACTTATTTGGCGCACCCTGCAAGTCTTGTGCATCTGTTGGACCGCCATTTGTCGCAGTTAATTGAGATAATTTTGTATAGAATAAAATATACGCTTTGGCCTCTTCTTGAGTCATGCGTGGATATACTTCTAAAGCACAGGCTAAAACTCCGCAAACTTGTGGAGAAGCCATGCTGGTTCCATCGATTTTGTATACATAATAACTGGCGTTTCTAGGATCGGCAATACCGCTTGTATATGCACTTACTATAGCGGTACCTGGGGCCCAAAGGTCGACACCGCTGCCACAGTCGCTAAAAATAACTTTTTGATCAATCTGTATGCTATCTACTGCTCCTACGCAGATATTTGGTAGATCATAAGTGCCACCACTGGTGCTGTCATTAGCAGTTGGACTTGAGCCCTGCATATAGTAATAGGGTGTCGTAACACTAGCAGGATATCTTATTCCCATTTCAAAGGTATTGTTCCAGTCTGCATCACCAGGTATACTATGTTTCCAACGACCGTTACCGGCAGCGCCAACATTTACTATTCCTTCATCTATGGCATCTTCGATATCTGCATCTAGTGCCGCGACTCTAGCAGGTATTCTTTGTCCAGAAATAAATCCCCATTCATTTAGTTGGGCAGTGGAAAATCCACTGCTGTTCTGTTTGGCATTGTTTACTCCTACTTGTAGATCTATCTGAGCAGGAGTATTTTCATAGAAAACATACTCACAGACCATACCAGGACTACCTAATGTGCCACCGGTAGAGGCATTACCTTCAATTCTTACTCTATAGGTTTGTGTGCTGGAAACGACATCAATTGTTCCTTTCATCGAAATGTGGAATTGACAATTATAGTATAAAGTTGCCGGAGCATCATTTGGCACAGTGAATGTTATGGTGCCAGATTGTGTGCCGTTATTGGTAACGCCAGAATTATAGGCATTACTAGTACCAAGGCTTGAAACTGTTTTGATCCAAAAAGGATGCCCACCGGCACTAATATTGAACGTATATGTACTACCTCGTTTGAGAGTTAGTGTGGGGTTACTTGACCCATTGATAACGTATGCGCCTGATCCGGAGTTAATCACAGTAAATGTTCCGACCTCTGCACCTTCTACACCATAGTAAATTCTTTGAACAGAATTATCTTTTGCACACCACATTATCTTAGGCAAATTAGGAGTTGTTGGGCTTACATTTAAATATTGTGTAGAACCCGCACCAAAGGTGACATATGTGTTTGTGCCTACGTAGATTGTATTATACGTATTGCCTAAAAAATTTATACCAAATGGTAAATTTAAAGTCCAATATCCGTCATCGTTACTGCCAACTGATGGCGTGGTTGATGCGGTAAGTGCTGCGGCGCCTAGCAGACTACTTGCGATACCGGCTACAGAGGCCGATTCAGCACCAGTAGCCACACTGACAGTCACACTCATAGCAAAGGCTGTCAATGGACTAGCAACTTCTTGATATGTTAAAGCTGTGGTGAATGTCAGCGTATATGCCTCGTTCAGTGGTAAGTTGAGCACTTCATTTATTGTTAATTCAACGTTGCCGCCTTCACCGGAACTGGTTGGTCCTTGATTATAGGAAGCGATTATGACCCCAACACTTGTGGCCGCAGTGATACCAATAGATAATGTAGTTACTCCAGCTATCCCACCTGATGCTACATTAGAAAACAGTGTCACAGTGCAAGGACCTTGTACAACTACAGCATAGGTAGCTGCTGGTGCAGTTATTTCTGTGATATAGGCTTGGCCGCCGTCTTGGCTCCAAGTTCCAGGCCTACTGGTAATATTACCGGCACCTGCTGGTGAAGGACCAGTGGTTGTAATTCTATTGCCGCCTGCCTCTAGATTTAATAAGTCTGCTAACTTGGAATTAGCATTACAAACACCACTAGTACCTAGAAAAGTTGTTGGAGTGGCAGCTGGCGTATACCTAATGCCACGATATGTTACCGCAGTTATATCACTAAGACTCCACGAAGGAGGAAATATACTCATGCCCCAACTATTGTTAACTATAGTAGGATTTCTTCTTCCAGTGTTTACATTTACTGGCTTAGTCGCATGAAATTGTCTAATATAATCATAAACGTAGGGAAAAGTATAATCAAGGTCGTCTCCTGCTAGATAATACAAATTATAGATATTAGAGTCTCTCGCCCAACCTTGTGTGTTACCAGCCACCGTACCAGCAACATGAGTGCTATGGGCGCCAACACCGTATGAGTATGAGCCTGCAGCAGTGCCTTTAACTGCGGGATTATGCTGATACCAATTGTATTGAATAGTTCTAGTGCCTCCAGTGCCATCAGCATTTACTGCAAATTCAGGATGATTCCATACCAAACCGTTTTCGTCACAGACTACTACATCGACATTCCGGCCTGTCTGTGTAAGGGTAATAGTGCCTGTCTGTGCCGCAGTACCAACACCATTGCCTTGACGGCCCGTACCACCCCACCCTACTCGCTGTTCACCTTCGACACAGCGAAGCAAGCCCCAATTTTTATTTGTGCTAGAAGTAGTATTAGACTTATTCCAATCACTGCTGGTTTGTGTAGTTGAATTGATACCCGCTGAAATACCCAGTTCGGCAGGTTCTAACTCTACAGAAATTATTCTAGGATCTTGACGTAATTCGCCTGCTTCCCAATCTGTCATTAGATACACTGTATTTCTGCTAGAAGGTCTGCGATCAACACAGTCTATAGGTCTTGACAAGTCTAAACCCTGTGGAGTTTTGCCATTGGTTTCAAGTTCGTCGTAGATGATATCCAAATCGGCAGCTTGTCGCACAGTGACAATATATTTTCTGCGTCGAATGTAATCTATCAAAGACATTTTAGTTCTCTAATTGTACCATCGTTAAGGTCACTGCAATATTAGCCGTGGCTCCTGACTTATTTTTAACCGCAGCATAGACTGCGTTAGCAACGGCTCCTTCATTGTTAAAGCCTAACACAGCCGGGCTCATTAGCACAGTTTGCGCACCAGAAGTGATAACCTCCGCAATGACACCGGCTCCTGGACTAGGATCTACACCTTCTGCTCTACCACTATCAGCAGATCTACTAGCAGTGTCAGTGTACAATCTTACCCAAGCAGCATGTGATGTCTGTATTTTAAGCAGGGCAAAAGTTTTAAAGGCAGTCAAGACAATATCCGCATTGGCTAAATCTGCAATATTGCCCGTAGAGGCAGTTTGACTGGTTCTACTGGCCAGAACACCACCGCCCCCACCTACCGTGGTCCATGTTAATGTACCGGATCCATTCGTAGTCAATGCCTGACCGGCTGTTCCATCAATACCTGGCAGTGTCCAAGTAACATTAGCAGATACAGTAGATGGAGCCTGGAATGCTACCCAATTACTGCTGTCAGCATCTGCGAATCTTAAATCATTTTGGCCATTTAATTGCAAATTTGAACTAACATTTATTCCGTTGGCAGCGGTCAATTCGCCTATGGTATCAAACTTTACTAACCCACTGCTTAAGATCTGGAGCCTATTTTTTAAACCAGCTACACCAGAAACTAATCCGTCATGTAATACAAAATTAAATTTGCTAGGAATTCTTCCAGATGAAACAGCCCCATCAACGGTAGCTTGAATAATGGCTCCGCCTACGGCCTGTGTGCCGTCGCTGGCAGAAAATACAATATTAGCAAGTCTGTCATTGTTCTGAACTGTTGTTTGAGCGGCAGCAGTACCCCTTGTTCTATAAAAACTAAAATTTACTGCTTCCGCTGTGTTATGATGTTGTGCAAATACAAATCCTACACCTGGAGTTGAGCTATAAGTTTCTCTTACAACGTACAAGTTTCCATCTAAGCCATTTGGCTGATCGCCAATCACGACTAGTCCTGCAAGTGGTGCAATATTGAGGTTACCTGATGTACGTGTAATACTACTATTAATAAACAATCTACCAGTACCATTTGGAGCAATGGTTATATTACCATTGCTTGCTGACACAATGCTACGTCCATTAACGTCTAAATTTCCACCCAATTGAGGACTAGTATCATTTACAATATCAGTAAGTCCACCTCCGCCACCTGAAATTATATTGCCGCCAGCAGTGGACCCATCACCAACATAGACTAATTTTGTATCTGTGGTGTAGATCAATTCACCTGTTGCGGGTGTGATACTCGTTCTTTGTGCACTTGTACCGCGTCTTATCTGTAATGCCATTTTATTATCCTATTAAACAAATGATCCTAAGTCTAAAGTGAACCCTGCCGGACTAGCAAATGATCCAAAATCCAGCCCGCCACTACCCCCACCGCCAGAAGGAGCTGGAATCCAATTCAAACTGCCACTGCCGTTGGTGCTGAGCACATAGCCGTTAAGCCCGCCTGGTATAACCAAGTTTGCGACCGAACCTAATGTCAGTGTGCCGGTCAGTGCTGTATTTCCTATCACTTGAACATCACCGGGAACTTCTAGATCATTTCCAAGTACGACTTCCCCCGACGGACTACCAATGTCTATTCTTATGGCTGCCTGCCCCATGAATACGTAATTAGCAGTTTCATTGTAAACATAACCACTGCTATTTGTAGTTTTTAACCGTCCGTTATTGCCTATAACTATATCTTCATTTACACGGAATTCACTGGCAACAGTAACTATCCCGGTATTTTTACCGATGTTTATATTATCTGCCTGCCCACCAAAATTCACATTGGTCACTGTGGTGTTAAGGATATTGAAAGTGTTAACAGAACTGGTCAAATCACCGCCATTGATTTCTACATCGCCGCTAAATGTACTACCTCCTGTGATGATGATGTTTCCTGTTCCGGTGATATTAAACCCACCTAGCTGCAAATTCCCACCAAGCACTGGCACAGTGTCTCTAGTGATGTCAATGACACTGGCAACCGTGACATCGTTCGCGTTCTGTGTCACTGTCATGCCAGTGCCGGCCAAAATACTACGCAGTCGTAGATTATCACCAGATTTTTCTTTGAATATCTGTGCGCCAGCACCAATATTTTCTGCTGTGACCGCACTGGTGTCATCTATGAACTGGAAGTTGTTATTGACTTTTTCAAAGGCCGTGCGTAGATCATCTCCTGTACCAGAGTTGGCATATGTTCCCAGATTTATTAACTGTATTGGCATCTATTTCTCACGGTTATCAGCAGTTCCAACGGCGTAGTGCCTTGTTTATTGGACTGTCGGGATTTCGTTTTGTCTTAGCACTGGCGTGTGCTTTCTTCATTCCTCGCATACGTGCACAGAAACTTTTACGTCTTTTTGCCGCTTTAGAACCTTTTTTTAACTTACTAGGCTTAGTAGTTACAGCAGTCTGTAATTTCGAACCTGGATTTTCCCTACGATAAGCTTTTACTGCCTTTCTACTCATGCCTGAAGTCTTATCACGCTTATTGACTTTTTGCCAATCTTCTGCCAAAGTTAACAGTTCTACATCGTCGGCCTGATCAAAATCCTGCCATA